GGTAGAAATACAACATATATTAGATTAAATGAACATAAGTTACAAGAATATGATTTGAAAAAAGAAAACTTAGTCAAATATATTCAGAAAAAATATGATATTGAAGAAAAAGATATTTATTTAAGATATAATGAAGATAATTTCACATGGGAAATAAGAATTGATAATTCACATGATATAAACACTGAAGATGTTAGACGTTTTGTTATTAAAAGTGATGAATTTGAGGGCGCATTTAAAGATGCAGCTGAACCAGTTGAAATAAGTGTCAATCACGTCGGTCAAGTTACATCATGGAAAGAAGAAACAATTAAAGATATTGGATCTGAAGAATCATTTAATCAGGAATATGGTTTACAATTTTATGCAGCAAGCAATTTAACATTTACAGAAGATGTATTATCAAGGATATCTAATCAAGAAGAAAATTTTGTTTGGCATGAAATTCCAGAAATAGAGCAAATGTCACATTTAGAATATAAGGAATTAAAATGGATTGAAGATAGACCTGATATTTTCGAGTGGTCAGAAATGCGAAATTATTATTATGCACTTGGAATAGATTTATCTGAAGGATTAGGACAAGATTTTAGTGTTATTAATATTTTTAGAATAATGCCAAAAACTGAAGAAGAAGTAATTAATGATAGAATTGAATCAGTGTATGATTTTTTCAGATTAGAACAAGTTGGTGTATATCGACATAATCTAGTAAGTGTTAAACAATTATCTGAAATATTTTATATCTTAGCATTTCACGTATTAGATGAAAACAAAATTAAAGTATGTTTAGAATATAATACATATGGAGCGGAAATGTTAGCTCATTTACCAGGGTTATATCAAGGAAATAATACATTTAGTTCACATATATTTGCCCGATATAAACACCGTGCTGATGCAACATTTGCTAAATTAGGATTAAAAATTAAAACTAATAAAGGTATTCTAGTTAAAGAATATCAAAATAGAATTAATCGAGATTTTGTTAGACTACATCATGATCATACTATCAGAGAAGTTACTACGTTTGTTAAGGTAGAAAATCCGCGAAGTAATACTGATAAGTTTGAAGCAGAAAGTGGCCATGATGATTGTGTAATGTCAACTGTTGGTGTATGCACATTATTTAATAATACAGGTTTTCATGATTTACTTGATTTTTATATTGATAAAGAATTAGATCACGATCATATTCATTGGATTCAAGAAAAATTAGATAACTTGGAATATCCAACTGGTGTTGATTATAATATTTTATGGTCGGCTAAAAAAAGTTTAAATGAGGATAAGTATAGACAGGAATTTGCAAACGCTCAAATTAAAAATGTTGATTTAACAGGTTTAAATGTTCAAAGGAATTACCCGTATAATTAAATATATAATAAAATTGTGTACAGTTTTTAATGTTTCGCACTTATAGTCAATATCAACATATCAATGAAAATACTGCAGAAGCAAAAGCTTTAGTTAATAAGCTCATATCAGCAAATAAATTACCTGCAGATGAACTAACTAATCCTGAAAGTGCATATAATAAAATTAAAATCATGTTAGGAAATAATCTTGGTAATATGGGATATTTTGTTGCAAAATATTACGAAAAACCAAGTGAGGGAACATTGAGAATGCTGGATAAACTTTGGAATTGGTTAAATCAATTAAAAAAGTATAAAATTAAGTTTGATTTAAACCAATATAAAAACCGACCACTTCAAGATTTACTTAAAGATGTTCAACTTTCTTTGGGCGCAAAAAATATTCCGGGTTTAGTGGTAGACGAACATGATGAGACTAAACATATAGCGAATTTAACTAAAGATTACAAAATTGTCATATGTGTTTCAAAAATTGGCGGAAAATGGGTATCTGATCCTGATGCTGTTAAATTTTGGGGTAGTCCAACTTGGTGTATTCAATCGGAAGCAACATTTAAAGGAACATATGTCAAAACGAATAATCATCTTCAATATATTTTTATACATAAGAATATTTTTGATGAAATTAAATATGCCGGCATTATGAAACAAGATTCTAAAGTCAAAGTTGTTCCATACAACTATCCACATATATCCGGCTCTGGTCAATCTGATTATGATCCATGGTTTGACCAAAATCACAGAATAGGTATAACAACAAAGCCAACAGATATTTCTGATATTACTCAAACAATTGATTCAATACAACGAAAAACATTTAGTTATACTGTATCAAATGATTTAAATTCTATGATTAATGATTCAACTGTTGTTGAAAAATTAGGTACTAGTGTTCAAATTATTGACAAAGAAGTTCGAAATGCGCTAAATCTTATGCCTTCTAGTGCTAATCTTGATGATATAAAATTTGTAGATATTATTCAATATTTAGATATTGATATTAATAATAAAGAAGATGAACAATTGAAAAATAATGTGGTGAAGTTCAAAAAATTCATTGACAAAATTAAATCAACAAGTTTATATACCGATCAATATCAAAAATACATTGTTCCATTTTTTGAGCAAAATCCAGAATTAATATGGACACATCAATTTATGTTTTTTCATGCTAAAAAATTATCAAAAGAATTAATAGATGCATTTTCTGAATTATACAATGTTAGTTTTGAAGAACATAGCAAATTACCCTTCAATTATATTTCGACTCTTTTGCATTATTTTATGATTTTAACTAAAGAAGAAAAAAATATAATGGATCCAAATTTTGCGAGAGCATTTGGCAAAGGAGTTGTTGATAATTATTTCTTACCAAACATAGAAGATACACCATTAAAAGATTCGCCTAAAGAATATCAAGATTTTAAATCAATAATGTTGCAAGTATTCTATGTTGGACATTATGATATGGCAAAAATGCCATCATTTGGTTCAAGAGCACAAGTATTATTAGCATTTATTTTAGTTGCCCATTATTTACATACACATGATTATCAAAAAGGCAAACAAATAATTGAAAAATATGAATGGGATCAAGAATATAAAATCGTTAAAGGATTACTTGATATATTAAATGACCCAGATAGCAAAAATTCAGATATAACATTCGAAAAACCTAAAGTCCAAGAATTCCTAATTAAACTAATTAAAAATTTACAATATTCACTTTCAGAAATTGTTCAAAATCCTTCAACAGGACAAGTTGAGTACAAAACACAAAACATAGAATATGTTATTAGGTCAATTATGGCTGCCGATTCAAGTATTGAGTTAACATATAATCCTTTGAAACATAATACATTTTTATACATAGTGCTTAAACACTTCTTAATGACACATCCTGAAATTAAAAAACAGCTAGAGGAAGAATCCAAATAAAGAGTCAAACGTTTTTATGGATTTATATATATCTTAGAAATAGGTGAATTATCATTAAAATTCACTTCATAAAAGAATATATATAATAAATAAAAATTTAATTGATAACCAATGGCAATCCAAATTTCAAAGTATAAGCGACCAGGTATTTTTATTGAAGAAATAGATCAGTCAATACAGCAGATTCCGGTACAAGATACTTTAATAAATTTGGTTGTTGGCTTTAGCAAGAGAGGTCCAGTTAATCGACCTGTTCTAGTTAATTCTGCAGCTGAGTTTACAAGTATTTTCGGTGATATCGATAGAAATTTAGAGAAAAAAGGTTCATATTTTCACAGAACAATTCTCAACGTATTAAATCAATCACCAATTTGGGCATTAAATTTGCTAAAAACAGATAACGAATTAGATCTATTGGATTGGGAAAGTGTTTCAACTGCCGCACAATATGATAATTCGATTATTTATAATGATCCATATGCGGATTTCTTTAACAAAAATGAATTTTGGGTAAGAGATACAGAATCATTTTTGAACGTTGCTGATAAAAGACAACCTACCGTCAAAGAAAAGATTCTACATATTACAAATATGTCAGATAAGAAGATCAGTGTGTTCATGTACCGTTCTCAAAATACTACCGGGTTTGATATCAATGCAGAAGATTGGTATGGAGGTCGTGACAAAGTTCCAACGTGGATGTACCCGAATGATTTAATTAGTGACTATATGATGGACGTAGTGGTTGTTTCTGGTGAATGGTCAAATTATCAAGTTTTAGCTGTTGATCCAAGATGGAGTAAATACTTTAACGTAAATGGTCTAAGAAAAAATCAAATTGGTAATTTTGTAAATGATCCTAGTGTTAATGTACTTAACACTTATACTGTATCATTAATTCCTTACTTCAGAGATAATAATGGAACTGATTTCTTTATTGAAACAGTTATAAATAGAGACACAGATTCTACTGGATTGTTTGTATCTTACGATATTGATGCACTTGAAACAGATAATCCAAATGGATTGGTCGATTTAATTGGTCACACATTGGTTGATGCTGATAGAGATAACATTAATTTCTTATCATATAAAGAAACAATAGATGAAAAAGTAGAATATGAACAACGACCACTTGACGATCCAAATAATGTGTTTGAAGAATTTTCGTTCGAGACACGCGTTTTATCTGGAGCAATGAGTTGGTACCCAACATATAATTTACAAGCATCTGATATTAATGATCCAAGTGCAAATAAAGTATCAAGAATTACTACTGCGACTGAAGGAAAATATATTTTTAATGGATCAGTTGTATCAGTTCCATCAGGACAAGAAGTTGCTGTTCCTGATACTCAATTAGGTAGAATAAGAAAAGATACTATCTATATGGATGCAGTTGGTCAAATTGGAGTTGCTCAAGGTATTGAGGTTTCTGATTTCACTGAATGGGATAATGTACCAACAATTGCAATTGCAAGCAATTTATTGCCAATTACAATTGTTAAAGTTGGCACAAACGCAAATGATGCAAACAATCCATATACAGGAGTTGATGGTGATGGTAACATTGTTAATATTTCTAGTTTAACTTGGGCAGAAACATCTGCAGGCACATCTGGTGCAGCAAATGTTGATATTGAAATTTTCCAAAAATCATCATATGAAAGAACAATTATTTTTCATAACACAAAACAATCAGATGATGATGTAGAGTATAAGAAAACACGTGCTATACACATATTCAATTACTTACAACAAAACATTTCAGTTGGTGAAACAATACTTGATATATCACCATCAGGAACATCAAAAATTATTGATGTTAGTTATTTGGTTGAATCAAGTAGCAATAAAGAAGTTGATTTAGTAATTAGTAATTTACAAACTGTAGCACAACCTTTTGTATTACATTATTCAGATAATGCATTTGAATTAGGAACTAAAGGTTTAAGATCGGTTGCATCTCTTCCAGATTTTGGATTAGTTAGCTCTAATTCTGATTTAGCTAGAGATTATTATGATGGAGTAATTAAATCAGGCGACTTTTTCTATCAAAATGTTATTGGAGGTGGTGATGGTTTCACTTCGGTTGAATTTTCAAAAGATTCATTAGGACAATCAATTGTGACAATATTCACAAAAGAAACAGGCACTGGACTTGCAGGTGAATTTGATGGTCCATTAACTGATTCAGATATAGTTGGAGGTGGAGGTGAAAAAATCATTCTCAATGGAACTGAATATAATGATTCTGAATTAACTATACTATCCAGCACTAATTCAACTAGACCTACTAGTGGTGCTGAAGATGCGGTTTATACAAAACAAGGTGAATTGTATCAGTATAAATTAGAATTAGTAGTGAATGAGAATGTTATTGAAGAAGTTTTTCACACATTTGAAAACACTAACTTATTAACAATTCACGATGCAAATGAAGATAAGATTGTTTACTTAAGAATGTATACGATAAGTAATCAATTGTATATTGATTTTGTTAACAGTGTAAATATTGAAATTGCAGGATATAACGAAATTATTCCAGCAAATAATCCGTCTATATTTATTTACTCAAAAAGATCTAATTATAGACAAACATTAGAAATTGAATCTGTTCTTGAAAACAATCAATTCCTAATTGATGCAAATAGATATGGTGAAGTTAAAATTGGTGATTATTTAAAAGCGAAAACACCAGACGATCTTGAAATTGGTGAAGTACCAAAGAGATTCACTAGAATTATTTCTAAAAAGCTTTGGCAAGCTGATCCAAGTTTATCATTAATTACTACAGATGCTGAAGTTGAATATGTTAATGCTTCAACGCCGAGTAATCCAGATTTACAAACTACTAGATATACTGCGATTGACGATTATGTAAATACTTATCGTGCCATTGTATTAACTGGTTTTAGAATGAGACAAGATAGTCTTCCTAATGGAACTGAAGAAAGACAAAATGCGATTCTTAATTTAGTTGCGCCAGGAACACCAATATATAAAGGTTTAACAAATAGAAACCAAATATCATGGAGATATCTATTTGATTGCTGGGGACTTGGATTATCGAGTAATAGTAAACAACAATTTGTTGATTTATGTGGAGCTAGATTAAATGCTCTTGGTTTATTAAATATGCCATCAGCTAAATTATTTAGAGATTCACAAAACCCATCATTTACTAATGACGATGGCACCATTAATTATCAATATGTAAGACTTGGAGGAGATCCAGAATCTAATCCAGCATTTACATACTCATTTGGTCAAGGTGAAGGTCAAACAAATGTTGCATATTTTTATCCTTATGCTAGCATAAATGATAATGGACGTCCAAAGGATGTACCACCAGTAATGTTTGTTGCAAATACATTCATGAATAAACATAATTCACGTCGAAGTGATATGTATCCATGGACAATTGCAGCAGGAACGACTAATGGTTTAGTTGCTGGATTTGGAGCAACAGAAGTTGATTTTAGTAATGATGATCTTGAACAATTAAATCAAATGAATGCGAATCCAATTGTGTTTAAGATTAATAGAGGTTA